TCAGGAATTACTCTAGTCTGCTCTAAGATGATAGGAGGCGCACTCTCGTCTTCAATAGCCATCTCAAACGCTTTTGTATGAGATGTGTTGTCTGTAGTAAACATGAGTGATGTACCCATGTCTACAGGAGGAATGGTAGGACTACATTCATAAGAAGACAACTTTCTTAGCTGAGCTGTAGTAGCAGAGAATTCTACAGCATCACTAAAAAGCATGAATTGGGAGTTTTCACTAAACAATACCACACCTTTTTGGAAAGGTACAGCGTGGTTTAGGAAAGCAGGTTTGACATCAGAAGCTGCAATATCAATCGGATCTGCAGCACTAACAGTAATAGCAGAGTTAACAAAAAAGTTGAAGTAATCAGCAGGCTGACTAAGAACCACGTTTTCGTTAGTAATAAAGCCTAGCCTGTTATTAAAGAAGAAGATGTCGTTGATAGATTGACCAACAAACGTTGGCATGGGGTTCGTTACTGCATCTCCAACTGCTCGATCCTTCCAAAAATTTTCGCTAGAACTTTGGCTGACATCATCTAGTTTGGAGAAAGTGAATGTACCATCACGGTTATTGATTAATGCGTGAGGCATTGAGTCATAATCAAACCCTGCATCAATACCAGGAGCAACAGTCTCTTCCCATACACCTGAACCAGATGTACCAGATTCAGCTATAAACTTCACATAATAATCATCTGCTTCAGATTGATCCGTGTTAGACACTTTACAAATGTAACCATCCTTACACATAGAAGGAAGTTTACTGATGTTCTGTGCAGTAGAAGTGATGACAGAAAGGGCAGTGTCTGTAGTACCTGCACGAGTAGTAACGTTAAGACTAGAACTGGACTGAATAAACAACCCATTACCAATAATCTCAACAGTCAATGTAGGATAGACTGCAAGTAAAGAGTCTTTCAATCCACCTAGGACTGCATTAACACTAATTAACCCTTCATCAGGATTCTTAGGAGTGCGGTAAAACGCAGCATTAGCATCTGCATATGATTGATACTCCAGGGTATCATTGATACTAACTGTGTAGTTTCTACCAGCAATGCTGATTGTCTGTGTACCAGTAGCAGGAGCATCTAATCCACCATCTTGAAGTACTACTTCAGCAGTGTAGCGCGTATCGTATTCAGCATTTGTATCAGGATTACTCTGATAACCACTTACATAAGTAAAACCATTAACAGCTACTGCATACTTGACTCCACCCCAGCTAGAGTTAAAAAACTCTGCCTTACCGGCATACTGTACTTCTGGAGCACCGTCATCAAAGTTATCAGGGCTTATGCTAAGAGACTTGACAATACGTTTAGTACTTGAAGTTATGCTAGAGGTGTTAATCCCAATAACATACTCAGTATTATAAGCAATAGCATCAACGGTAACAAAAGCATAGTTACTACCAAAAGTATTGGATGTGGTTCTAGCAGTGGCTACAGTCTTAGCTGGATTAGTGATTATAGTATAGTCACCAACACTTTGAATACCATAACGAGAAGGGGATCCATCAGTTAGGTAGTTATAATTAGAAGTGGTAGATCCAAAATTAACAGTCTGCTCAGTTCCTGTTGCTAGATCCCATACACGAATACCAGAAGATTGGATCTGAACAAGATACTTCTCATCATTGTCACGAAGAATCTCAAACCACTTACCATCAGCGGTTGCATTAGAAAGAACACTGACAAACTCACCAGGAGCACGTTTAGATAATCCAAACGTAACGTCAGGATAGGCATTGTCACACGTCCTGACTTGACCTGGAAACTTAATAAAATCTGGTTGTTGTGAGATACCTCCCAGGAAGTTAGGGATACGTTGATTGACTGCTGCCATTATCGACTCAGGGCTTGGAAGGGTTTGTAGCTAGTGTAAGGGTTCCTAAGATCACTTGCATTGAACACATTGTAATCAGCTTGGCTGGTATCAAACTCAATAGCTACAGCCCTCAGAACGCTTTCTTCAGCCTGAAGGATCTTAATGCTAGTCTCATCATTTACCATACGCCCAGAGGCGATTCTAGCAGCCTTAGCGGTGATGTAATCACGGAATGCTTGAGGGATGTCCTCAAACTCAAAGAACCATACTACATCAACATATAAAGTGTCAATGCCAGTAAACTTAAAACTGTGGGAATAACGATCATACAGCTTACCATCACGTCGGGTGACGTCATAAGCATCACCGTGTTTATAACGATTGATGTCTAACCTCAAAGCTGTAGGAGGAACAACAATCTCTTTATCAGAATTTAAAACAAAGGGGAACTCATACTCAGTATTATAGCCCCAGCCTTCTGCTTGGACTTCTCGGCAAACCTGCCGGAGGGTGCTCTGAGCAATAGCGACTTCAGGACTTTGCACATCAAGTGTATTGACCGGAGTTTCTCCGACACTCATTAGAATAGAGTTTACAGCATCCAGTTCGGTGGACGTTGCGTAAGAAGGGGTTGCCATAAAAAAAGAGGGTCCCGAAGGACCCCCAGTATAGGAACAAAAAATCAGAATGCAGAACCAGCAGTGCTGGTAGCGTGCAGTTCGACACAAGCAGCAGGGTTCAGGTAATCAGTACCCATGCTGAGGCGTCCCAGGATCACATCGCCCTGGTAGATCACGGACACATCGCCCGAGGTGACCTGGACCTGAGGTCCGATGGTCTCAACAACACCAGCAGCTTCACGTTGGAAGATCAGACCGCAGGAGGTGTCGAAGTCAGTGGCAGAACCATAGGGGTTGTTCTCGCCAGTGACGGTAGCCTCAACGTCAGCACCCACGAAGGAGCCAGCATTGTCGATGGTAGAGGCAGTACCATACTTGCCAAGGAAAGGCAGGTTCATGGAGCGGTAGATCTTAATACCAGCAATCGACATGATACCTTGACCGGACTGCAGACCAGTGCCTTGCTCGTCGCGGTTGATCAGAGCGTTGGAAGCAACGTTCTCGACCAGGGAGTAGTACTGACGGGGGCTAAGAACAGCCACACGTCCGTCTTGAGACACACCCTTCTCATCCAGAACAGCAGCGGCTTCAAAGAAAGCAGCCACGATCTTGTCAGAGTCAAGAGCATCAGCAGTAGCACCAGCACCAGCACCAACTTGGATCTGCGTACCACCAGGCTCAACCTTACCGGTAGCAGACACAGGGTGGGCAGCACGGGCACCACGGACAATAGCACGGAAGATGCGGCGGTCATAGTGCTCAGCCAGAGCATAACCGATCTTACGGCTGATCTCACCACGCAGCTCATAGTGAGCCAGGGTTTCATCGAGATCATAGACGAATGCGCTGGAGACCAGCAGGTCATCCACCACAATGGTCTTCTCAGCCACCGGAGGATCACCGGAGCCAAGGATGGGAGTACCGGGGGTATGGAAACCAGCGTCCATACGACCAGTGTAGATGAACTGAAGAGACTTACCGGACTTGAGGGTCCGCTTCATCACCAGATCACGAGCGATGGTGTTGTGCTGAAAGCCTTTGAACATCTCGCCGCTGAACAGCTTGAGATAAAGTTCGTACTTATCACCAGCACCACCGTAGCCAGTGCCGGTGCTAAGATTAGCACGACCTAGCGCAGTTTGGGTAGCGTTAGCCATTGTTAAAAAAAAAGATAGTTAAAGAATTAAACTAGCTCTATACTATCTAGAATGTTTAGAGCTTTGTAGGCTCGTCTGTCTCCAAAGAAAGGAAGCATAGCTGTCAGACATTTAGTTACGTCTTGCTTGTTACCAGCCCTCCAACGCCAAGTAGGCTTAACGTCTGGACGTTCACGATAATAAACTTTTCCGCATTTCATAATGTCCCAGAACTTGTAGATGACATCTTTATCAGTCATCTCAATCTCTAGTTGACGACGTATACAACCTTCTCCTTCAAAAAGACCAGAAGCCCACGCAATCTGAACAGGATCCATAAAATTATTTTGAGATCTTAGGGCGTCTCATTACCACAGCTGCGGCAAAGGGTGTCCGTCGTAACGGGCCAATGCCAATAACAGTGGAGTCCTACACTGAGGTGCTCCACTGCCAAGCCCTGAGTTTTTCCAGTCTCAGGTCCGTAAACCGTTCCTTGGAGTTTACAAGGAAAAATCAGATATTATATGCCTCTGAGGGGGCAAGGTTTTTCAAACTATTGTAAGCAACGCCACGATACTTCAGTTTGGCTTCACGTTTGGCAGCCTTCTGTTCACGAATGCGTTGAGAAAGTTCAAGATCAGTCATGATGATTCCGAAGTACCTGACCCCCGTTCCATGATCAGGCGTCCTGCGTCCCATTAAGGGATGAACGTACGTTGCTTACTTCTGATTGCGAGATCTGCTCTCGTAATCTTTTTATGAGGCTTAGCTACTGCAGCCAGTTTCTTCTGTTTTGGTGTGTACTTACTGTAGGGCATCACCAAATACCGGGAATGATTTGCCCAGTCATAGCGTATGCACCAACAGCAGCAACGAAGCCTAGCATAGCCAGGCGTCCGTTCAGCT